TGGCAAAGATGCGGATTCAGCAGGAAGTAAATTTGAAAAGCTGGGCTCCGTCGTCAAGGGTGTCGGGGCAGCTATGGGCGTTGCCTTCGCCGCTATCGGCACTGCTGCAATTGGGGCGGGCAAAGCTCTCGTCGACATGACGGTAGAAGCAGCCGCTTATGCAGACGAAATGCTGACACAATCCACCGTCACCGGTATGTCAGTGGAGAGCCTTCAAGCCTACAGCTACGCCGCTGATCTTGTGGACGTTTCGATGGAGACCTTAACCGGGTCTATGGCTAAGCAGGTAAAATCAATGTCGAATGCCAGAGATGGCTCGGCAAAATTCGCTGATGCATATGCAAAGCTGGGCATCTCCGTTGCAGATTCAAGTGGCCAGCTCAGGGACAGCGAGACGGTATATTGGGAAACCATCGATGCTCTTGGGAAAATCTCAAATGAGACCGAACGAGACGCTCTTGCTATGCAGATTTTTGGCAAGAGTGCGCAGGAGCTAAATCCTCTGATTGCTCAAGGTAGCGCTGGCATCGCCGCACTAACCGAGGAAGCAAAGCGGATGGGCGCAGTTTTAAGCGAGGAAAGCATCGGAAAGCTCGGTGCGTTTGATGATTCTGTTCAGAGGCTGAAGCAAGGATCGGAAGCCGCACAGCGTGTGATGGGGACCGTACTTCTGCCACAGCTTCAAACCCTGGCCGACGACGGAGTTTCTTTGCTCGGAGACTTCACCTCCGGACTTGTTGAAGCAGGCGATGACTTTGACAAAATAAGCGAGGTTATTGGAAATACCGTGGGCGGTCTAGTGGACATGATTATGGAGAACCTCCCAAGGATCATTCAAGTTGGTATGGACATCGTCATGGCCATCGTAAGCTCAATCGTTGAGAACCTGCCGACGATCGTTGATTGTGCTTCTTCTATCGTCATGACGCTGCTTCAAGGTTTAATTGAAGCTCTGCCCGCTATCACAGAAGGCGCTCTGCAGCTTGTCCTTACGCTGGTACAAGGCATCATCGACAATCTGCCTGCCATCATTGAAGCCGCGATTCAGATGATCGTCACTCTGGCTCTGGGTATTGCAGAGGCTCTGCCGGAACTGATCCCTTCCATCGTTGAGGCAATTCTCCTGATTGTTCAGGTGCTGCTCGATAACATGGATAAAATTCTCGAGGCTGCCTTTGCAATTATCAAGGGCTTGGCAGAAGGATTACTGAACGCTCTGCCAGAGCTGATTGCTGCACTGCCTCAAATTATTACGAGCATCATCAATTTCATCACCAATAACCTACCCGCCATCATTTCCATGGGTATACAGCTTACCGTTCAACTTGCGGCAGGACTCATTAAAGCCATACCACAGCTGGTTGATTCCTTACCCCAAATCATCTCAGCTCTAGTTCTTGGGCTGGGTAAAGCTGTAGGAGCTGTATTTGAGATTGGCAAGAACATCGTTACCGGCCTCTGGGATGGTATCAAATCCATGGGCACTTGGATCAGTGATAAAGTCAGTGGCTTCTTTTCCGGCATTGTTGATGGGGCAAAAGACCTGCTCGGTATTCATTCACCTTCCACTGTATTTGCAGGAATTGGTGAGAATATGGGCGCAGGTATTGGGATCGGCTTTGACCAGATCATGACCAAGGTCTCAAGAGATATGCAAACATCAATCCCCACCGACTTTAACGTAGATACAAATTTCAACATGAAAGGTAGCGGGTCCAGCCTAGCCAGTGCTACAAAATCCATTGTTGAGCATACCGGTGTCATCGAGGTCCGTGGAATAAACAGCAAAAAAGAACTCACTGGTGTTGTTGAAATCATTATGGATCAGTTTAGAAGGGAGGCGAGAATCTGATGATACGACTGGAAACATCCACAGGAGAAGTCTTGTCGAGGATTCTTAAGGAAATCTCCCCGATAGAGTATTCCTCGAACCGAAAAGTGAATCGACTTTTGGACGGGAGCTATCACGTTCAGATTGTCGGCAGCGCTCTTAAAAGTATGGAAGGCACTGTTGTGTCGACCTTCAAACAGGCTGAAAGGTTAAACAGCTTGATTGATCAGGGAACACCGCTGGTGCTGATCTTTCTTGACAAGAAGTACCTTGTGTATGCTGACGATAAAATTGCCTGGAAACGCATTAGCTTTGCCCACGGAAACAAGGATAAAAGCCTGTTTGAAGGCAAGCTCAGGATGCTCCTTAAAGAGGAGGTGGCGCTGTGAGAAGCGTGAACTCCTTAATGGAAGAAAAACTAAAGAGCGATCAGCAGACACCGGCCAATAAAGCTGCGCCGCAAATGAGCATCCAAGTAAGCCGGGCTAGATCGACTATCATGGACTCGGATTATTGGACGGTTGAAACGATCCGTCAAAAGACCGGACTTGGGGATGTCAGTGTTGCTCCCAGACGCTATAAGGCTTATGGTCGTCCCAATAGAATTTATGAAATTCATGTCGATAACGGTGTGGTCGGAACATCGATCCGGGAATATCCAGACACCTTCAAAGAAGGCTGGAAGGATCAGTTCACCTTGGGTAATGGCTCATCCGTGGCACTTGCTTTTGACGGTAACTGGCAGCGGTATCGCGGAGTATGGCGCTTGGTGACGGATGAAAAGTCGTGGATATTTTGGGTGGACTCCTCCGGTATTTTATGGCGTCAGCTGTGGGATGATGCATCCACCCTC